CATCATTTAAATCTGGCACAGTATTAATAGAAGAGGGTTATGCATACTTTAAGTTTGATAAATTTTATGACAAGTTAAAATCTAAAAACTGGAAACATGGTGAAGACAAAACAGGTGTAATGATGAAGACTAATTACAAACATTGTGACATACAATTTTTAGAACAAAAAAGATATCCTAGTAATATTAAAGGTAAGTACAATACACCTACAAAAAATGTGGTTTGTATAAGCATAGAACAGTTTGAGGATATTAAAATTAATCATAATAAATTATTACACAACACGGAGATAATGTAATGGCTGTTAGAAAAATATTAGGTCCTCCAGGTACAGGTAAAACAACTAGACTTATTAAGTATGTAAAAACATTTGTTAAACTCGGTACACCTATCGATAAAATTGGTTACTTTGCATTTACAAAGAAAGCTGCTGATGAAGCAGTAGATAGAATGTTAGACGCATATCCAAATCTACAAAAGAAAAATTTAAAACATTTTAGAACATTACACTCACTAGCATTTACAAGACTTGGATTAAAAAAATCTGAAGTTATGCAAGACGAACACTACGAAGATATTGGTAGACAACTTGGAATAGAAGTCACAGTCTATTCTAATGGTCAGGAAAAAACTGGGTTTGTAGATTCTGATAGTGAATATTTTAACATAATCAATGCAGCAAGAATTAAAAATATAACTATCGAAGACGAATATAATACAGACATGTATTCAGAAGACATAAATAAACATATGTTACAGATATTAAAAGACGAAGTAGATAATTATAAAAAAGCTTATAAGCTGGTAGACTTCACTGACATGATTGAAAAATTTAATGTGGCAGAATTGTGTCCGAAATATGATGTAATATTTGTCGATGAAGCACAAGATTTATCACCAATACAGTGGAAAATGTACGATATACTTAAGAAAAACTCTAAACATGTTATCTTAGCCGGTGACGATGATCAAGCTATTTATGGTTGGGCTGGTGCAGATGTGCAAAGGTTTCAGAACGAGCCTGCAAAAGACATAGTCTTGCCACAATCTTACAGAGTACCTCAAGAAGTACAAAAAATTGCTGATAAAATATTAAGTCTAATACCTGATGACAGAAGAATTAAAAAAACATGGGCACCGCGTCCGGAAACAGGGACCATAAATCATGTAACATCTATAGAAGATGCACCACTACATAATGATGACTGGTTGATATTAGGTAGAACTAACAACGTATTAATAAAATTAAAACCTGTATTAAAAGACATGGCTATTTACTTTGAAATAAAAGGTAGAAAGAGTTATAAGACAAGATTGTATACAGCGGTAAAGAATTATACGAGATGGACTAATGGAGACAAGCTCTCTATGTCAGAATGTAAAGATTTGTTTGAGTTCTTAGAACTAGATAAAGAATTAAAAGAAGAAAGAATGTATGGCCTTGAAGAGTTTGGATACAGTATTACTGATCAATGGTATGAAGTTTTTAAATCTGATCCAGAAGAAAATTTATACATAAGAGAAATGTTGCGTAACGAACAGAAATTAAGTGAACCTGCTAAAGTAAAACTTTCTACTATACACGCGGCTAAGGGTGGTGAAGCTACAAATGTTTTAATTATTTTAGACAACACAAAAAAAATAAGAGAAGCTTTGGGCAGAAGCGAAGACAAACGCGATGAAGAAAACAGAGTTTGGTATGTAGGTATTACACGTACAAAACAAAATTTATTTATAATGACAGCTAAACAGGAGGACCGAGGTTATGACATCGAAAGCATTACATAAACAAGTTTCGGGGACACACTACATGTACATGGAGATCCAACCCGCAGAATTTATAAACAAGAACAAATTGCTTTTTGCAGAAGGCAATGCTATAAAGTATATATGCAGACATTCTCGGAAAGGGGGAATAGAAGACATCGATAAAGCAATACATTATTTAGAAATGATTAAAGAAAGGGACTATGGAGCCAAATAATCATATACCTTTTTACATGGGACTATTCACATGTCTATTAATTTTTTGTTACTTAGCATTATGAAAAAACATATAATTAAAAAAACAATTAAGATTAATAAGAATAAATTTTATTTAGAGATATATCCAAGGATAGTTTCTTGGGAAATATTTCCAGCTGACCACAATGCTGCGCTGTATGCGTTTAGCAATAAAGAAAAATTAAATAAAAAGATAGAAGCGAATCACATATATGAAAAGGAAACAATATGAAGATACCTACTTTTAGTGCGCAAACAGAATGGGTTATACCTACAGAATTTCCAGATCTTAGACAGGTTGATGAGATTGCAATTGACTTAGAGACAAAAGATCCTGACTTAATTAAAAAAGGATCTGGTTCTATTATAGGTAATGGGGAAGTTATAGGAATAGCTGTAGCAACTGCACATTACAAAGGATACTTTCCAATAGCACATGAAGGTGGTGGTAACATGGATCGTAAAAAAGTTTTAGAATGGTTTAAAGATATTTTAAACACGACTTCTACAAAAATATTTCACAATGCAATGTATGATGTGTGCTGGATCAGGGCTATGGGTTTTAAAATTAATGGCAGAATTGTAGATACAATGATAGCGGCAGCTGTGACTGATGAAAATAGATTTAGATATGATCTAAATAGTTTGTCATGGAAGTATTTAGGTTTTGGTAAAAACGAGGCAGCACTTGCAGAAGCAGCAGCAGAATGGGGCATCGATCCTAAATCAGAAATGTATAAATTACCATCATTAAATGTTGGAACATATGCAGAAAGAGATGCAGAAGCTACATTTGGTTTGTGGCAAGAAATGAAAAAAGAAATTATTACCCAAGACTTACAATCTATTATGGAACTTGAAACAGATTTATTTCCTTGTCTAGTTGACATGAGATTTAAAGGTGTAAGAGTTGATGTAGAAGCAGCACACAATCTTAAGAAAACTTTAGTAAAAGAAGAGCAAGATATATTAACTGCGATAGAAAAAGAAACTAATGTACGACCACAGATATGGGCGGCAAGTAGTATAGCAGAAGTATTTGAAAATTTAAAAATAGAATTTGAAAGAACTGAAAAGACACAAGCACCTAGTTTCACAAAAAACTTTTTACAAGAACACGAGCATCCTGTTGTTAACATGATTGCAAAGGCAAGAGAAGTTAACAAAGCACACACAACTTTTATAGATTCTATTTTACGTTACGAACATAAGGGTAGAATACATGCAGAGATAAATCAGTTGCGTAATGCAGGTGGTGGTACAGTTACAGGAAGATTCTCTTATCAGAACCCTAACCTGCAACAGATTCCAGCACGTAACAAAGATCTTGGACCAAAGATCAGATCATTATTTATACCAGAAGAAGATTGTAAATGGGGTTGCTTTGACTACTCACAGCAAGAACCACGTCTTGTTGTACACTACGCAGCATTATATAAACTACCATCAGTATATGATGTAGTAGATTCTTATCAAAATGATTCTGGTGCAGACTTTCACCAGACCGTAGCAGACATGGCAGAGATACCTAGAACACAGGCTAAGACAATTAACCTTGGATTGTTTTATGGTATGGGTAAAGCTAAACTGCAAGCAGAGTTAGGTGTATCAAAAGAAAAAGCTAATGAATTATTTAACACGTATCACGCAAAGGTACCTTTCGTTAAACAACTTATGGACAAAGCATCTAACAGAGCACAGGACAGAGGACAAATCAGAACTTTACTTGGAAGACTTTGTAGGTTTCATTTATGGGAACCAAACAGTTTCGGTATGCATAAGGCGATGAGTCACGAAGATGCACTCCAGGAACATGGACCGGGGATCAAGAGAGCTTACACATACAAGTCTCTAAATAAATTAATACAAGGATCAGCTGCTGACATGACAAAAAAATCTATGTTAGAGTTATACAAAGAAGGAATTGTAGCACATATACAAATACATGATGAGCTTTGTGTATCAATAGAAAGTGACGCACAAGCTAAAAAGGTTATTGAGATTATGGAACAAGCTGTTACTTTAGAAGTACCAAACAAAGTAGATTACGAACATGGTAAAAACTGGGGGAGTATAAACGACTAATGGCTTATTTAAATGCAAACATACCTGTAATAGAATGTTACGTTAGAGGTAATTATTTAAGAGATCAAAAAGATTCACATGATAAATATTTTGAAGTAGGGGTATTTGGTTTTAGTTCTATACCAAACAGAGTACCTTTATTTCATTTCTTAATGGAAGATGGCGGTCTATGGTGGAGAGCACCTATCACAGCGTTTTGTACAAAACCTGGAGTAAAGGAGTTACCATTAGACGAAGTAGTTATGTGGGACAGTTTCAGCTACAACGTAAGTGTTACAACTTTTTATGAACTTGCAGGAGCAACAATGCAATACACATCGAGACGTAGAGTAAAACGTAAAGGTAAGTATCTTTTTACAATTGATTGGTGTGCAGGAGACTTTAATGAATTAAATTTTGGTTACGCAGAGAAACCAGATCAACATAAATGTGGTCACGTTCTTGAATTAGAGGATGGAAACTTTGCAATACAGCCCAATAATAGGCTTAAAATGTTTGATGCATCTATGGGTGTGGACCCAAACAAAAACTTGATTAACAGACTTGTTACAAGTAAGATATACTCCGTGGAAAATTCAGCTAAATGGATCACAGACGAGCATGAAGAAGGCAGTTATGACTATAAGCTGAAAAACTTGGAGGAAGGCGATGATAAATAAATACAAAGACAAACTTATGGTCTGGCAATTACACTACAGAACAGAGATAATCTGTGTTGTAGTAGGTTTTGTATTAGGATCTATTATATTTTAGTTATGACAATAGAGGTGGCCAGGAATGAATTATTATTTCACGGGAATATTAATTATATCACTTGTTCTAATGGCTTTCTTTATGGAACCGGGGTACATGCCTAGATGATAGATAAATACATTATGAAATTTTGTGAAGTTATAGATAACTTTTTTGAAAGTATTGCTAAAATATTAGAATCTAAATTTACAAAGAAAAAGAAAAAGAAATGAGTAATAAACCACTCAACATATCAGAA